TGTTGCTTCAAATAGCAACGCAGGTTCACTTGATAACCTGGAAAAACTCATCATGGGAATTCTTGCGGCAATGCCCGCAGGATACGTTGTTGGACAAATCGAAAAGCCGACGGTTCTAGAAGTAGGGCAGTCACCAATGCTGGTCGCCGACATCAACGTTTCAACTTACTACACACAGACAACATAGGGGACAAAATGCCAACGACAATCATTACTGGTCGCGATTTAGTCGTGACCATTGCAACCGTTAACTACGACGCGCAGGCGACCAGCGCAACACTTGCCAACAGTCCAACCGTCGAAACTTACCAAACGCTTGACGGCAAGGCTTATAAGCACATTGACGACCAGTGGACATTTGACGTGTCAATGCTTGCTGACTGGGGCGCTACAGGTTCATTGTGCGAAGCACTATGGTCTGCCTGCGAATCAGCACCAAACACAACATTGGCAGTTTCGCTAACTGCAGTCACAGGCGCCGTTTTTGCGTTCAACGTAATGCCAGTATTCCCAGCAGTGGGCGGGGCAGCACCAGACGCACAGACCGTTGACCTATCATTTATTGTGGTGGGAACACCTACTGAAACTTTCAGCTAAAAACTAACAATCGGGAGCCTATCACGCCATGAAGCGCGAAGCCGCTGGGAAACCAGTCAAGCCAATCGAAGCATGGACTGAAACGATCGCTGAAGTGATAGTCGGTGAAGCAAACCCAAAAGCCACCCAGTCGGAAGCCTAAACCGAATTGTTTGGGAGTTGGCCTTAGCAACCAACTTACCGAAAGAACAATTTGAAACGGCTGAGGACATTTTGACAGTGCTTGAAATTCTGGAAGGACGGGCAAATGGCAGCTGACGCAATCAGTTATGACAAGAATGAGTTGCGTGCCATTGTCCGTTCTTTCAAAGCAATGGACGAAGAAGCAACCAACCAGGCTAAGCAGGCGACTAGCGAACTGGCCACCTGGGTGCAGGGCAAGATTCAAGCCGCTGCGTCAAGCCGTACCCGTAATCTTCAGGACAATCGCGTTGCTGACGGTTCAAAGGTTTCAAAGTCTTCAAAAATTGGTGAAATTTCATTTGGCTACGCTGGGCAAAAATTAAGTGGTGGCGCGTCAACCCAACAGATTTGGGGCGGGGCAGAATTTGGTTCTAACAAGTATAAGCAATTTCCAGTCTGGTCAGGTCGTGAAGGTCGCGGTTCTCGCGGTTGGTTTATCTATCCAACCCTTCGAAGCGTTCAACCCGATATTGTAAAAAAATGGGAAGAATCGTTTTCTAAGATCATTAAGGAGTATAACTAATGGCTGGCAGTCGTACCCTTAAACTTTCAATTCTCGGTGACGTAGATAATCTCAACAAATCGCTAAAAACCGCGTCGGCCGACGTCGATTCATTTGGCGATAAAATGGGCAAGGTTGGCAAAGTAATTGGCGCCGCGTTCGTTGCCGCAGCTGCGGCCGCTGGTGCCTACGCAATCAAAATTGGGGTGGACGGTGTAAAAGCCGCGCTGGAAGATGAAAAAGCACAACGCATTCTTGCGTTAACCTTAGAAAATACAACTAAAGCAACGAAAGCCCAAATCGCTGCCGTTGAAGATTACATAACTGAAACCGCGCTGGCCACAGGCGTTACTGACGACCAACTGCGCCCAGCCTTATCCCGTTTAGTTAGATCGACCAAAGACACAGAAGAAGCGCAGAAGTTGCTGGGTTTGGCGCTGGATATTAGTTCGGCAACGGGTAAGCCATTAGAAGCAATCGCGAATTCATTAGGTAAAGCCTACGACGGCAATACAAATGCCCTGGGCAAATTGGGTCTAGGCATAGACCAATCAATTCTGAAAACAAAAGATTTTAACAAAGTGTATGAAAGTCTTCGCGGTTCTTTTGCTGGTTTCGCAGCACAGGAAGCGAACACGTTTCAAGGAAGAATTGACCGCTTAAACGTCGCCTTCGACGAAGCAAAGGAAACAATTGGTTTTGCATTATTGCCAGTTTTAGAAAAGGTTATTCGATTTATAAATGACAACGCATTGCCAATTATCAACGCATTGTCTGAAGGTTTTGGTTCAAAAGGTGCTGGCCTTAGTGCGATCATCACAAATCTTGGAAACACAATCGTGAATGTTTTCACGCCGATTATCAATGGGCTGGTCAAGGCATTTAATTATGTTAAAGACGCAATCGGCGACAACCTAGAAACTTTCAAAGTGTTTGGCAGTTACGTTGCAACCTACCTAGCCCCGGTCATTGGCACGGTTCTTGGTGGAGCGTTGCAGGTCGCTGGCAAGATCGCAGGCGGCGTCATTGACGTTATTGCTGGCGTAGTTAAGATTTTGAATGGTTTGATCTCAGGTGCCGTTGCTGGAATCAATGCACTTATTTCTGCGTATAACGCAATTCCATTTCTGCCAAACGTTTCAAAGATTTCGACACCTAACGTCAGTGTGCCTTCAATCAAGACGCCAACGGTCACAACTTCGGTTCCTTCAATTCCTTCGATTTCAGCACCTTCCACTGGTGGCGCAGTTTCCAGCGGTGGCGGTGGCGTGGCAACCGCAGCTAAAACCGCCGCAACAACTGCAGCCAAAATCACTGGTCTGGGCGCTTCAGGAACTTCAGGGGTTAGCACAACCAGCGTTGCGGGAATCATGGCCGCGTCAGGAACGACAATCAACGTCAACGTTTCAGGCGCAATCGACAAGGAAGGTACGGCCAGAACAATCGTTGACACCTTGAACAATTCCTATTATCGCGGCACAGGTGGCGCAGGGAATCTAGTCGCATGACCCAATGGACGCCCGTTTGGGAAGTTGAAATTGACGGCGTTGAATACACTTCAGCGGTTTTGGCAAACCTGACCATTGAAAGTGGACGCACAAACATTTATGAGCAGGCGCAGGCAGGCTACACAAACATTCAATTGATCGACGTTAACCAGGCGACAATCCCAGTCAACATCAATTCGACCATTTCAATTCGGGTCAAAGACACGTCAAATACGTTCGTGCCCATTTTTGGTGGAAATGTTGTGGATATTGGTTTGGAAGTCCGTGACGTGGGTTCGACCATGTTTACCCAGACTTATTCGATCACGGCGCTGGGGGCATTGGCGCGTTTGCCTAAGGCGTTGACCAATGGCGTTCTTTCTAAAGATTTTGACGGAAATCAGATTTACACAATACTTTCAGATTTGCTACTTCAAACTTGGGCTGAAGTGCCAGGGGCGTTAACTTGGGCGACGGAAAGCCCAACGGCAACCTGGGCAACTGCGGGAAATATCGGTTTGGGTGAAATTGACCAGCCTGGTGATTATGAATTGGCGGCACGGTCAAGCGAGCGCACAGACGTTTATTCATTGGTTTCAGCCTTAGCGACATCAGGGCTTGGGTACATTTATGAGGACGCGCAAGGACGCATTTCCTACGCCGACGCTACTCACCGCAGCCAGTATCTATCGGTAAATGGATACGTCCAAATAACTGCCAACCAGGCGCGTGCAGCTGGTTTGCGCACAGAAACCCGTGCGGGCGACGTGCGAAACAACCTCACCATAAAGTATGGAGCAACCAGCAGCGCAGAAGTTAGCGCCAGCGACGCAACGTCAATTCTTGCTTACGGCACACTTTCGCAAATCATCACCACAACCTTGCACAATTCGACCGACGCCACTGACCAGGCTGATTTCTACCTGGCGCTAAGAAAAGACCCGCAACCGATTTTCAGCGAAATTACTTTTGACCTAACAAACCCAGAAGTGGACAACGCAGACCGCGACGCCCTCATTGAAGTTTTTATGGGAATGCCAGTTGCGATCAATGACCTACCTTCCAATATGGGGTCGATCTTTCAGGGGTTCGTCGAAGGCTGGACATTCCGCGCTGGGTACAACACCCTTTCAGTTTCACTCAATCTTTCGCCCGTTGCTTATTCTTTACAGGCGTTGCAATGGGACGAAATATCCAACACCTTTACCTGGTCGGGCGTGTCGCCAACGCTAGACTGGGCGCGTGCAACAATTGTCACTTAATAAGGAGAACCCATGACGAACCCAACAACCCCCTTCAACTGGCAA